ATAATGCTGGATCTGGAGCGTCTGTATCTAAATGATCACTTACAAGCAATTCTTTGATTGTACCTGTAGGTGCCTCGGTTGCAGTACCGCCGCTTGTACCAAATCTTACATCAGCAAAAAGTATACCATCTTCTGTAGTTTGATCAGATTCATCTAAGCCAATCCATTTTTGAAGATCTGCATTGTACTTGTGTACCTGCGGATATGCTTCTAAGTCAGCTGTCGAAATCCAAAGGTCGCCTGTAACCAATGGTGTTGTATCAGACTGTTGTGTTGGTTCTGTTGCACTTACAATCGGTCCGTTTGGATCAGCACTTGGATATACATTTCCATAACCTTTCCATGTTGTACCGTTGTGTACAAGAATATCAACTTCGTCAACAATTGAACTGTACCACAATCTGTTGTCAGCTGTTAATGCCATAGGAGCATTTGGTCCTGCTGTGTATGTTAAAATTTTCCAATTAGATGCATGGAAATCAAACGCTGTATCTCCTGATGGAGCAGTATACAAGTTTGCTGTACCTAATTTAGTAGAGTAATTAAAAGCACTAAATCCGATTGCCGCTAATGCTCCGCCAGTGTCTTTAATTCTCATTTCACCACCGTCGTTGTGCTCTATTACTACTCTATTACTTGCATCTACACTTGCTACTATATTTGTAAATCCACCGGCGTTAATTGCGTCAGCAATAGTATCAGCATCTGAAGCCGCTCCTGCCGCCGTTACGCTAATTACTTGCCCACTAGTTAAAGCAGATTGACCTACAATGCTTTCCGCTAATGTAAATGCATAAGTTCCTGCACTTAATGAACTTGCTGTTACAATTGAAGATGTAATTTTTGTAGAACCTACTGCATTTCTAATGAAAATTGTAAAATCTAATTCTTCGTTTTCAGCAAGTGTTGTATGTGCTTGTACATAAATTTGTTCTAGTGATAAATTAATACCACCTCCGGATTTATCTAAATTAAACAATGCTTCATTGTGTGTTTTAAATAAAGGTGCTGATTTGTCTACCCACAATTTTGTAGTATCATTCCACTCTTTTACTTTGTATTGTGCACCTAGATTTGCATCGGTTGTCTTTAACCAAATAGATCCAGTTGGTCTTGTTTTTGTATCAGCAGTTTTGAAAGCTGGTACTTGTGTATGTGGTGCAATCTCTAAAGCTGGTGCGTAGTAAGTTCCTGCTGTGATTCCTAAGTCAGCAAGTAACGTACCTGTGTTACCAGCACTTATAACAATCGCTCCATCATCATCTGTAGAACCGTCTGTTGTAGACGAACCGTCACTGTAAATATTGATCTTTCCATCAATTACAGCTGATGAAACACCAGTAATACCTGCATTGTCAATAGCAGTTTCCATAGCAGATACAGTTGTACCTGATAATGTTACTGTAGTTCCGTTGATAATGATTGTTTGTCCGTTTGTTAATGTTGGGTTTGCCGCTGTGCCTGTGATTGTTGGCCAGCTTTTTACCCAATCAGCTGTTCCTACTTTTACCCATGTTCCGCTTTTGTTTTTATAGAACACTTTGTTTAAAGTTGTTGTTGTTACTACAGCATAATCTCCAATTGCTCCTACTGAGCCTTTTGGATTTCCTGTATTAGTTTCGCCCACTAGCTGTGTTTTGGAAGTGATTACGATTGGAACTTTATTAGTAAATGATTGACCACCAGTTACAGTTGCTGGATTACCGTTCCATTCAAAAATTCCGTATTTTGTTAAAGCTGTGTCAAACCAATATGTACCATCTGCTGGCGCCGCCATTGGTGCTGACGCACTAGGCTCAACTTCAGCTAGGTCAATATCTGCTCTTGTAACAAAAGCTCTGTTACTAACACCTAAGTATGAGTATGCCGCTTGTAATCCGTATTCGTTCAACTCACCGCCGTTAATTGGATTATTATTAGTATCCACTTTAAAGATTGGATCGCCAAATGTATCCGCTAAATCTCTTTGTGATGTAATTAAGAAAGGTACTCCTGCGTTTGCTTTAGTAGTTCCTCTTGCTGTACCTGTTCCTGATGCATTTTTCTTGTCTTGTGCAGACACAACAAAAAGCATAGGAGTAGTACCTGGTTCCGCTGGTGTGTAGAAGCTTTCATCAATTACGCTTACTTGTACACCTGGTGATATCAATGATGCCATTGTATTTTCTCCTGTAATAGTCAACAACTGTTAAAAGTATTTATACGAATTTCATAAAAAATAGTTAGAAAACACTCAATTAAAGGTGGTAAAAAGGTATGCTAAATACGTTATGCGTCCTTTATGCGAATATTGTAAGCTAAAACCTGCGGCAATAAACTATAAAAAGGCAGGAAGAATTTATTATAGAAAACAATGTGAATCCTGTATTCATAACGGCAAGGGACATGGTGTACCTAGTTGGTACAAGTCTGGATATAGACAAAAGAACACTTGTGAAAAATGTGGTTTCAAAGGTAGGCCAGAGCAGTTCAATGTTTACCATATAGATGGCAAACTAACAAATGTTCATATCAATAATTTAAAAACAATTTGTGCTAACTGTCAACGACTTCTGCAGAAGCAAGGCGTAAAGTGGAAGCAAGGCGACCTCGTACCTGACTTTTAAGATCTACTATTGTACCTTCATTGTATATATTATGATCGAATGATACTTTTGCCCAACGCCATTCGCTAGGGTGTACGTCTGTTGGTTCTATATCTAAATCTACATATTGTCTAAACCACAAAGGATCTGGACCACGTTTTACACACCATATTTTGCCACCCATTCCTTTAATAATATCGGCTTCATTTGTAAATCTAACATCTGGTATACAAAAATTTTGTTTGGGATTATCTATTATTTTTTTGCGTACAAAACTTACCCATACACCGTCAAAGAAACCATTACGCATACAATCAGTACCAAACTCTTGTAATACCAATCTTGGTGTGATTTTTCTTCCTGTTTCTTTAGTCCAAAAATCATCTTCTTGCTCACGCCACAATCTGCTTTCAGAAGTTTCTCCTTCAAGCATTTTTCTATCCCAGTCAAATAAGATAGATACAGCATCTTTCAACTTATCAGCAAAACTTATTTTTTCAAATTTGTGTTCGTCTACTAGGATATCTGCAACAGTACCCTTGCCAGATCCTATTAGTCCACATAAACCAATTATCATACCAAGTCCTTATGTATTACTAATTAGTATACTAGATTATTTTTAGGTTGTCAAGTGGTTTTTAACCAATTGTGAAGCCATAACCAACACCGCCACCTACTTGTGTAGCAACATCAGTTTCTAGCTTTTCCATTTCAGCTTGTGCTTCTGATTTTAGGGCATCACCGTTAAGTGCAGATCCACCTTGTGGTCCAGCAATAGTGGCAAACTTGCTTCTTGCTTCTCCGAGCATATACTTACACTTTGCAAGTGTATAATCTTTGAGCCATTGCTTTGCCAAATAATCATCTAGCAATTCAAAGTCTGGTCTATGATTATAGCAATATAATAAGATATCTTCTTCTGCTCTTGGACGTTGAAGTAGTGTCAATTTCTTGTTTACTGTATTCCATTTAAATTCTATAAATGATCCAAACATTCTTCCAACTAATTCTTGATATCCTGCAAAGGCATTATAAGTTGCTAATCCACCCATGTTAGAACTAGCTAGTAGATAAGTGTTTGTGTATGCTAAATTGAAAGGTTCAAATAATGTACCGCCATCGCCTCCACCTGTTCTTGATCCTATGCTTCTACGAAATATTTTTCTTACTTCTGTTATTTCATTTGGTAATGTATAATCATTTTGATCAATAACTGTTGGTAAAAAGATGTATGATTCTTCTACAGAATTATCTGATCTTTGTCTAAATTTTGCTAATGCGGCATCTAGTGCTACGTCATAATGATCAGGATCTAGCTCCACATCAATCATGCCGCCGCCTAAATTAAGCTCTACATATTTAAAAACTTCTTGTTTTTTTGTCTTTAGATTATTTGCCATACACGTTCTCCGCTACAGTATTTATGCACGGATAAATACTTATGTTATGCCCAGACTCAGTTTATATAAACCAGAAAAAGGGAAAGATTACTCTTTTTTAGACAAAACAATAACAGAGATGTTTACCATTGGTGGTACAGACGTTTTTGTCCATAAATATCTTGGCCCAAAAAATCCTGACGAAGCAGATGCTACGGCTGATCAACCAAGGTATGATGCAGTTAAAGAAACCAATATACAAGACATGCTGTTCCTTGAGAACAGAGATAGAAAATACGATCCAGACATATACACATTAAGAGGCATTTACAATGTGTCAGATGTGGATTTCAATATGAGTCAGTTTGGGTTATTTTTACAAAATGATATAGTGTTTATGACTCTTCCTATAAATTACAGCGTCAAAACTTTAGGTAGAAAAATAATGTCAGGTGATGTTATTGAATTGCCACATTTGAAAGACGAATATGCATTGAACGACTTTAGCACTGCTTTGAAAAGATATTTTGTTGTAGAAGACGTTAATCGTGCAAGTGAAGGATTCTCACAAAGTTGGTATCCACATTTATATAGAGTCAAAATGAAGCAAATTTATGACTCACAAGAATTCAAGGACATATTAGATTTACCTTCAGAAGAAGGATCATCACAAACATTACGTGATGTTTTATCAACGTATGAACAAGAAATGCAGATTAATAATGCAGTACTGCAACAAGCAGAAGCTGATTCAAAATCATCAGGATACGAAACTACAAATTTGTATACTTTACAGGTTGATGATAAAGGAGTTCCTGAGCTTGTAACAACTGATGTCACAAGTTTAGATGCAAGTACACAGAACGAATTAGCAGATAGGATTAATCAAACACCAGACAGAAACGGATATGATGGTTACCTATTAGGCGACGGAATACCACCAAACGGAGAAGCATTTGGAAGCGGAATAAGTTTTCCAACAACTAGTGTCAAAGGAGATTATTTCCTAAGGACAGATCTATTACCAAACAGATTATTTAGATATGATGGAGGAAGATGGGTGAAAATGGAAGATAATGTACGCATGACACTTACAAATACCGATACACGAAATACACATAAAACTGGATTTGTTAACAACACAAAAGAAAACAAAATTGCCGGTGAAAATGTAACAGAAAGACAAAGTTTATCTCAAGCACTCAAACCTAAGGCGGATAATTAATGAAACACAATATAGCAGGATTAATTTTTGGAATTTTTGGCGTAATTT